ATTGAGGATAATCTTTATGACAGACTTGCAGGCCGTTACACTAAAGCGTTAGCAAGATCTATGGCACAGACAAAGCAAATTAAAGCTGCAGCTGTGTTGAACAACGCTTTTACTGCAGGAGCTACTGCAGGGGGTGATGGTGTTGCGTTATTAAGTGATTCGCATCCAACAATTAGCGGTAATCAAAGTAATATTTTGTCTACAGCGGCAGACTTGAACGAGACTTCGCTAGAGCAAGCTTTGATTGATATTGCAGGCTTTCAAGATGAAAGAGGCTTGAAAATTGCTGTTAGAGGCACAAAGTTGATAATTCCAAAAGAATTACAATTTATTGCTGAAAGAGTATTAAACAGTAATTTAAGAGTAGGAACTGCAGATAATGATGCAAATGCTATTAAGAACATGGGAATGATACCTGAGGGTGCCGTTGTTAACCATTTCTTAACAGACACAGATGCATTCTTTATCAAGACAGATGCTCCTAACGGTCTAAAATATTTTAACCGTGCAGCTATTAAAACAGCTATGGAAGGTGATTTTGACACTGGAAATATGCGTTTTAAAGCTAGAGAAAGATACAGCTTTGGTTTTTCAGACTGGAGATGTTTATTCGG